CTTTATAATAATGAAAGTCTTGTGGCCCTGCTTTGTAAACTGTTACTTCCACTTCTTTTTCCACTTTTTTACCATTTTCTACCACTATTTTTTTAGTTTTTTCTTTAACTAACACACCAATATCAATAGCATAACCAAGTCCATCAATCTTCTCTTGATGATTTGATTGAACTTTATATCCATCGCAATTTGTTCTCCATGCTCCTGGAATAGTTCTACCATATTGATATAGTTTGTTTTGCTCCTCTGCTGTTCTCATTCCACAAGTTATTTTGAAATCATGAGGACTTAATCCTATCAGTTCTTCCATAAATCTCACTAGATCAGGATGAACTCCTATCATCATTTTTTGGCTTGCTTGTGACAAACTAAACATTTGCATCACCCCTTTTATTTCCATTCAATAGTTTCCAATTCTTCCAAAGTTTTAGCTTCCATTGTTTTTTTTGCTATTGCTGTGTACTCCTCTTGTGCAGCTGTTCCTCTTAATATCCATAATAGATATATATGATTAATTTCTCCAAAGGTAAAGGAATCTACTGAATTGTCTTTTAATCTCCAATTTATTTTAAAATTTTGAATTACTTCTGATAATGTTGTCTTATCTTTTATAATTGCTTTTACTTTTTCTTCAAACCCTTCTGGAACTTCAACTTTTAGAAACTTAACAGCTTCTATAATTGCTTTTGGATCATTACTTGTTGTTGCTATATCTATTGCTGATTTTACTCTTAAGAAATTGATTTCATCTGCTTCACCCATCTGAAAGATTTTCCCATTATAATCAAAATCAGAATAAATTTTATCCAGTAAAACTTGTCTAAATTTTCTTCTTGTAATATGCTTTAAACCTTCCAGGTCTAAATCCCATTTATTAGTCTCTTTATTCCAAAAATGGTATTTAGTCGGCTGAGGGGCTTTAACAAGTTTTTTATTTTTTATAAATTCACCAGGTTCTAGTTGAGTTTCTATCCCTTGTTCTATTCTTTCTTCTCTTGTCATTTCCATTAGTTCATTATTCTTGATTATTGGATATTGAAAATTCTTATCTGTTATGAACATATCATCAGTATATTCAGAAAAATAATTAAGTGGATTATTTTTAACATCTTCTAAACTGTTGGAATATACTGAATATTTTAATTCTATGCCTTTATAAAAGTTTATTACATTGCTCATTTATTGCTCCTTTCTAAAATATTCCTAGCTTTTTACGAAGCTGAATAATATTATTTCTTACTTCCATAGGGTTAGCTTTTTGCAAATAGTGTTTACTTGTTACATTGCTACTTGTATGATTTGCATAGCTACTAGCAACACCTAATCCTGCAAGATTATTTATTAAATTGATTGATGATTTTCTTAATGTATGAGGGTATAAGTCTGGGATATCTAAAATTAGTCCCATCTTTTTTATCCTGTTTCTTATAGTTCCTTGGCTCATTTGTTTATAATTACTTCCATATTTTGTTATAAAAAGCCATTCACTAGTTATCTCCTTATCTTCTCTATATTTAATCCATTCTTTTAAAAGAATCTTACATTTTTCAAAGAAAAAAGCATTTACTATATAGCCTTCTTTTTCTTTTACTCCTTCAAAATATCCCTCTTCTAGTCTTAATTGCTCCAATTTTAAGTTTTGAATTGCTGAAATTCTACAAGCACTATCTAAAAATAATTCCCATAAAATCCTATCTTGAATATCATACTTTTTACTTTGAAATTTCATAAAGAGTCTAACAGTCAGTATTTGCTCAGTATTTAAAAAATAGTTTTTCCTAATCTTGTCTTTTTCAGAAAATTTTAATCTATCTAGCTTCTTATCGAATGGATGAAACTTGCACTTATTTCTTCTAACACACCATAAATAAAAGCTACTAACTGATGTCGTTTTATTCATTAGTGTCCTTTTGCCATTTCCTAAACTCCTGCAATGGTTTCTGTACTCTTCCATAATTTGAGGCATTTCCACCAATGTGTCTTTACTCAATAAATACCTATTTTTATAATTCTCTTGAAACCATATAAGAAACAACCTGAAATTACTGATATAAGTAGAATAAGTTGTTTCCCATGTTTCATAGTTGCTACTTTTACAACTATTTAGATACTGCTTATAAATCTCCACATTTTCCTTTTTTAAATTTTCCCATCCTTTTAGTTCCATACTTTGTACCTCCTTAAAATTTGTTAGGTACATTATATAAAACTTAATAAATTGGAAAATTTAATTACTTTCGATAACAACAATGCCCTTAAAATTAAAGTTATAACTGTTACTTTAAATACAAATATTTTAATTGGTGATTCTATAAATGTAGATGGAATTCCAAATACTACTGTATTTGTAACTGGATTTTTGTATAACTACATAAAGCAAGAAAAAACGAATATTTACGAATACTGGGACTTACAAGTTTCTCATCCGAACAAATGTATAATTAGAAAAATCAAAAATTATGGTTTTACTTCTTATGCTACGATATTGGCTTTTTATAAGTAGTACAAGTTTAATCTAATATATAGAAAGTATCTAAGTACATACTTTCAACTACTTGTATTGGGGATAAAATATATAAATTTCTAGTATTTTCATCGTATCTAGTTCTTGCTGTTTGACCATTAGGATAAGACACTAATACCTTTAAATTAAAACTTTTAGGCTTGAATTCTTTAGGGAAAGTGAATAGTAAAGCTCCTTCTGTTAGAGTTTTTGATACTCCAGAAGGAATATCTAGAAACACATGTCCTATGCTGCCTTTTTTTTCAAAAATCAAAGCTGTATATCTAGTCCCTTGAGTTTTATCTACAAAATCATATTTGGATAAATTTTCCAATCTCTCAAGAATTGAATGACTGTCCATAGCTATATAATTATTAATATTTGCTGAAATATCTGAATTATTATTCTTGCATAAATATAATTTCTTTGTATTCTTATCAAAGTAGGTCTTTCCAACCTCTTTTAATCCTGGTTCATTTAATATTCCCCCATAATCTTTCCCCATCATTTGAGTAAATTTATTCCCTTCTAGTGCTGTACTTTCTTCTGTTCCATACTTAACAATTCCATACTGCTCAGCTGAAGCATAGTCTATTTTATTTACTTTTTTATTCATTCCTTCATTAAACTCTTGAAGTGATACGTAACTATGTAAGTCAATTTTGGCATCAACTTTTGAACCACTTGTTATATTGAAATAAATTACTATTATAAAAGAATGTGGACTATCTCTCATTAATGGAATATAATCATATTTATCTCCAGCATTAGCATAAGCATAAAGAATTTCTTCACCTTCATTTCCTTGTGCATAAAGTCCAATTTCTCTGAAGATTTTATCTTCTCTTAGCTCAGCATTAGAAAATTGAAGTTCTATAGCTACTATATTTTTTTCATCTCCCTGTATCTTACAACTAGTTACATTAGCTGTCCCCCATACTTCTTTTACATCTGTTAAGAATCTAATCTCAGCATCTGAAGTTATTGAACCACTTCCTAACTTTGCTTTTGTAAAAGTTAAAGTTTCAGATAAGTTTCCATTTATCTTTGCTTGAAGTTGTTCACCTTTTTTTGTTAGCTTTAAGCCTTCAAAATAACTCATTATTTAATTCCCCCTATCTCGATTATTTTAGTAAATCCTATCCCTTGAGCAGTATTTAACTTTGAATTTATTCTCATTGTTTGATCTAGTTTAAAATCAGCTTTTATTTCTATTTTTTTTATATTCTCAACTACTGATGAATAATATTTATTGCTTTTATTATTGATAATTTCAAGCTCCCAATACATCCTTGCTCCAACTTCACAAACTTTATTTAAGTCAGGCATTTTATTAATAACTTTTAAATCATCAATCATATTTACCTTAAATAGTTGACTAGCTACTTTTTGCAATGGTCTTGTTTTTAATTTAGTAACTTCTTTATTAGTAAGTTCCCTAGTAAGTGAAAGTAAAAATTCTGTATTAGGTAATCCATCAAGTGCCATTTTTTTTATAATTAATGCTTGTCTATAAGTCTCATCATCTCGACCACTTCTCTTTTCATCATATCGTTCTCCCATAAAATCAAGAAAAATTCCACTGCATTTAAGAAGAGATGTTTGATTTTTTAAATTTTCAATTAAGCTATCTATATATTCAATAACAGGCTTCAAAGTTTTGTATAATTTAATTGTATTTTCTTTTTGAAAATGCAAAGGTAAACCCTTTATAACTTCATCAATCATGATATTCTCCCAGCACTTTTTGGTATTTCATTAAAGTTTAATTGAATTGAATTACTCCAAATAAGAGTATTTTTTTTTCTAAATTTTAAGTCAAAATCTGTATATTTATAGTTTTTATTATAAAGATATTCATATAAGAATGTCCCATTTGATAGTAAAGCTCCTATTCCAGCTTCATTAATATAGTCATCAATTAAATTTTTTATTTTTAATTCATCAGCACTTTTTATATCTAATTTATACTCAATATCTGCTTGAGCAGGTCTATCAAATCTTATAGTTTCAAAATGATCAGGTACAGATGTTGGAACATTTACCACAACATTTCCTTTAGTATCTGGAGTATGAATGTGCATATAAATAGCATGTGCTATTTCTTCCTTTATTCCTCCATCTACTACTATCCAAATGCTTTTTGGAGAAAGTCCAAAGCTGTCTATATTCATTGTATTGTTTCTTATCCCATTAGCACTTTTTACTCCTGGTAATTTTCTTATAGCATTTAAAATAGGTAATAAACTCCATTCACCTTTGCTATTACCAGCTAAATATCTTTTTAAATACTCATAATCAGTTTCAGAAGAAAGCCCACCTTCTCCAATTTCAACATTTTGTACATCAACTATTGATGCTGGAGCTTTTATAACTTTTTCAATTTTATTAATTTGGATGTTTCCTTCCTCTCCCTCGAATAGGCTTTGAAATAGTATTGTTTTAGTCTTTGAAGAGTCTACTTCAAATCTTTCTATATTTTCATATTTCACTCCATTTTCAGCTTGTATGATAATGTCTCCTTGTAACACATCTACAAAATTAGTTGCTGTAACTTTACAATGTACTTGAGCTTTCGTTCCAAATCTTCTAGGAAAAAAATATAACAAATTGTCTAATTCCTCATTTTGTGCATTGTATATATTTAAACCCCTTGCTATTGAAATTGCTTTATCTTCCAAATAAGAACAAAGATATATGAAAGGTGCTACTAATTTATAGTAATCTCCAGTTGGCTCAACATTGAAATCACTTCCAAAATTTTCTTTTTTTTGTGCTTCTTTTTGTGCTAATTCCATAAGTCCTTGAAAGCCTTTTGTTTCAAATTTATCCACTGATTATCACCTCTTTCTCTATATTGTTATGTTTCTTATGTGTTATATATATTTTTGCCTTTAAAGTTCTTTCTGCTTCAGAAATTATTTGATAACTAACTGTTTCTATTTCAGCTCTATACCATTCTTGTAACTTTCTACAAATATGTTCAAGTTTGTATTCAGCTACATCCTGTTCATTTATTATTCTTATATCAAGCCCTAAATTTTCATCATAAAAGCACTCAATTGAATATATTTTTAAAGAATTTACTACTCTCTGCCAGAACTCATCTATTCCTGAAATAGTTGAAAATTTAATATCTCCATCATCCATTTTTATAGCTTCCATTATGCTACTCCTCCACTTATCTCAGTTCCTTTTGCTACTCCTGAATGTTTATGTTTCTTCAAACTCTTATCTCCAGCAGTAACATCTTCAGATGCTGCAACAGAACCTTTTGTAGATATGTTCCCAGTTTGTGTTGTATTTCCTTTCTGAGTAGTATTTCCATTTATCTCAACATTACCTTCTTGCTTAGAATCTCCTTTCAAATCAATGTTCCCTTCTTCTAATCTATCTCCAATAATTCTAATATCCGAAGGAAATTCCAAACTTTCTGTAGCATTTGGAATTGTGAAAGGTAAAATAAAACCATTGTTTAAGTTATTTCTTCTATTTGAATCCATAACATCATGAGAGCCTTGACTTATATATGAGGAAATATCAAAGGTTAAAACAAAATATGGCATTATATCCCCTTCCTTAATATTCCAATCAATATGATCTTTATTATCTCCAAATAATGCCACTGGAACATTACGAAGTACAGGTAGAGCAACCCCATTTGGACTAAACAAAGGCTCAGCATCTACAAATCTACCCTTTCTTATTTTTTGTATTTTTACTAGAATTATCCTTATGTTTTCCATCATCTTTCATCACTTTAACTCCTAATTTCATATTCCAGCTATCACTTAGACTAATACTTACCTCTTCCACTTGCATAAATCCACTTACATCATCACTTTCAACGTATATTACATCTCCTTTTTTTATGTAGTGAATTGGGAAACATTCAATAGTATAGTCATATTTATTACTCTCTTTTATAGTTTTCTTTTTTTGCTCATTTTCCCATTTATCATCTTTTTTACTCTTTGCTTTTTTATTATCAGATTTTTTATTTACTTTCACTTCTTTTTCTTGCTGTTCAACAGCTTCAGGATTATGAATCAACCCACTTTCAAAGCTTAAATAAAATGCTTGATCTTTTTGTTTATCTGTATAGATATAAAGATCATCACCTTTTAAAGTCATTTTACTCTCTGAGTCTTGAACTAATTCTCTTAACTCTTGAAATCCTTGACTATAGCAAGTAAAACCATTAGTGTAAATTTTATCTTTATTAAGTTCCATAGAAATAAGATTTATCCCCATTTCTTTAGTAACTTCTTTTATTGCTTCAGATATCCTAGTATTCCCATCCAAGCTAATTGAAACTATCTTACTACTATTTTTAGTTCTCTCTGAGCAAGTTAGCTCTTGAATAAATGAAGAACTTTCTTTTATTCTTTTCTTTTTTATAACTTCATATTTTGAATAATAGCCAATATCTTCAGCGTAACCAAACCAAAGTTCTACCTCGCTTCCTATTTCTATATCTTGACTTAAATTATATATTTTGAATGTTCCTACCCCTACTTTTCCTTCTTCTCCTGTTTTTACATCAACATCAAATTTTAAACCATTATTATTATGATCATCTAGTTTTACTCCATTTATAATAAGATAGGAATTTCTAGGAAAAATAGGTCTATTTGCTATAAAATTCATTATTCCTCCACTAACAGCTCAATTTTATCAATATTTTCATAATCAATTTTTATTGCTTTTCTATCTAAAGTATTAGGGATAATATATTTTTGTGGATATTTTTTATTAAAATTTCCTTTTTCATCAACTAATTTATTGAACCATAGTGGGATCCCGAATAGAATTGGCTCATTTGGATATATTAAATTATCATCAATATCATAAAGTGTTATGTACACTCTTTTATCATAAGAATTATATGTAAATTCAAATTGAAAGGTTGTCCCTGCAATAGTTACATCAGTTATATATGGAATAGATTCTTTCATTATATTTATTTTCATTTCTATACTCCTATTATCTATGGCAGTTTTATATGCTCACTTTGTAAATCTCCTTCCCAATCCTTTACTCCTGAGCTTTTATTTTTAGTAACAGCTTGAGCAGCACCTTTTGTATTCTTTTTACCTTTTGTTGCTGTTTTTATCTTTGTTTTATTTCTAACACTAGCTTTAGCTTTTGGACTAGGGGAAGGAATCATAGAAACATGAGCAATCTTTACTTCTACCAATGAAATAGTAAATTCTGTATAATATAATGAAGTTATAGTATTTTCTATATTTGTTATAGCCATATTCTTATACAACTTAATCATGTACAAATCTACAAGTTCCCTTTTATTTCTAAGCTCAAGAACCTTTTCAAAAATTTCTTTGTGATTAGAACCTACAATTTGAACTTTAAATGATAACTCTAACGGATTTTGTGTTATGTTATCAGCTATTTGAGTTCCATCATCAATTGGAATTGTTGGAACATCATTAGAATAGCTTTCAGATATTCCAGAAACTAATTGAAGTTTTATATTTCCCAATAAAATTGGCGGAGTTTTTCTTAGATAATTATCAATTCGGTTAGAAATTGAATTTACATTATTTAGAAAACTACTTACTTTACTCATAATATTTGTGATTGAAAACATCTATATTTCCCCTTTAGCTATTTCATTTTGTAACATCAAATCCTCTAATTTTTCTACTATCATTTCTCCAATTCTATTCCAATCCATTTCTTTTGTTCCAGACATATTTACAGTAAGATTTAATATGATTTTTTTATCAGACTTATTAGAATTTTTTGTATTTACTGAATTACTTGTATTAGAAAACTCATTACTTTCAGCACTTGAATATGCATTATTTTCTTCAGCCGTTAGAACTCTTTCACCTCTGTGAAGCTCAGCGATATAGCCATCAAAAGGGACATAGTCAAGTCCTGTTTTATGAGTCCCATCTATCATAGGGCTATTTGTATTTTTTTTCTCACTATCACTAAAAAACCAAGATATTCCTGGTAATGATTTTATTTTTTCACCTAAACCCGAGAAAAAACCTTTGATGCTTTCCCAAATTTTAGCAACATAATCTAAAATAAAATCAAAAGCTGATGCTGCAGTTGACTTCATTGTCTCCCACACTTCTTTTAATTTATCTATTAAGTTAAAAAATACATCAACTACTTTGTCTTTTAGTCCTATAAAAAAATTACCTATATCAATTATTTTGTTATATAAATAACTTCCTAATTCAGCAAATTTTGCTTTTATAAGATCCCAGTTTTCTATTATCAGTTTTCCAACAGTGATAATTAAACCTATTGGACTAAGCCACATAAATATTTTTTTACCAATATCCCATAATGCTTTAGCAAAAGCTTTAATTTTATCCCATAATGAAGATAATTTAGCCTTAATTTTTTCCCAATTTTCTATTAAGAGTTGTCCTAGTTTTATTATTAAACCTATCCCTGAGAAAAATAAAAATACTTTGACAAAACCTTTAATCTTATCCCAAAGTGAAATTAATTTTTCTTTTACAAGATCCCAGTTTCTATATAATAAAACACCAATGGCTATTACAGCTCCAATTGCAAGCATAATTGGATTAAAAGAAAGAGCTGCTAATGCAGTTTTTAAAGCTCCTATTAAAACTATCACCTTATTAATTACAAAAAGACCAGCTATTGCACTTGCTAATGGAATTAAAATTTCTTTCCACTTAACAATAAAATTTATTATTTTTTCTCCCCATGAAATTAGTTCACCAAAGATACTAGATAAATTTTCTGCCCATCTTGTAAATGTTCCATCTTCTTGAAATTTTACTAGTGTATTAGCTAGCGGTATGATAACTCTATCTCTAAGAATTTGAAAAGGAGAGTTTTCAACTATATCTCCAAATTCATTTACTCCTGCCAATGTTGCTAATGCTGATTTAGTAGCTCCTGATATAGTTGATAATCCTCCCTTAAATGTTTTAGCTTGCTTTTCCATAGCCCCACCAAAACGAGAGTCCATCATTTCAAATAAAGTCTTATTAAATAACTCTAAGTCATTAATTTGCCCTTTATTATTAAAAATCTCTAAGCCTTTACTTTTACCAAACTCAGCGATCATATTCTTAGTAATTCCGAATTCTTTTAATCTTTCAAGTTCTCCAGTTCTTGCATCAGCAATAGCTTCAATTGCTTGGTCAAAACTTTTTCCCATTCCTGAAGCCATGTCTCCAATCATTTCAAGATATGTTCTGTTAGTTGTTTTTAAAACTCTATCTCCTTCAATTCCATAAGACTGTAATTTCGTCATCCCAGAAAGGACTTCATTTGTTTCAAATGGAGTTCTGTTAGCAAATCTGCTAGCCCATGCTAGTTTTCTTCTTGCCATATCAGAATCTTTCAATACAGTTTCAAGTGTATTTCTATACTGTTCAATATTTCCAGCACCATCAATAGCGGTTTTTATTGTAAAACCTGCTGCTAATGCTGTAGCTATTCTTTTTAAGACACTTAGAAGTGTACTTGCTTTTTCTTTACTTTTTTGAAATTGTTGCTGGGCATAGTTCCCAAAATTTCCTAAACTTCTTCGAAGTGAAATAAAACCATTTCTTATTTTTGAAATAGCTGGAAAGTTAGCTGTTATTTTAGCTTTCAAGGAATTAAAAGTTGTACTAATTTTATTTTTTAAAGCAACTAAACTTTGTTTTACTGAACCAATAGTGTTTTTTAGACTTCCAAATGCTGAACTAACACTATTTTTTAAATTTGACATATTATTCTTTAAATTTCCAATTTGAGAGCTAATTTGATTCAAAGAAGCTTGTCCATTTCCTACAACTTTAAAAACCAATGATAACTGTTCTAACATTGCTAACCCTCCTTTCTAATTTTTATTTTTTCTTTTTGCATAATCAGCCCAAGCTAATTGTAAAAGCATATATTCTTCGTAACATAGATCTTCAACAGACTTTTTATAATATGGAATCTTAGATTCAAAACAAACATCAAATCTTCCTTGCTTAATCTTCCTTATTTTCTCCAAAGTTTTTAATGAATAAAAAGGGTGTTTGTTGAAATTCAGTTATAATCACTGTAATAGTTTCTAAAGCTTCTTGATCCATATTAAAAAATTCTATGTCTCTAGCTTCAGCTGGCTGAGCTATAAAAGTTTTTAATATTTTTTTACCTATTGCTAATTCATCTTTTTCTGATGAAAGCTTAAAAAATGTATCTGTTGAGACTCTCTCAATTCTAAAAGGTCTCTCTATTGTTTTAAAATCTTTCCCTGTCATCATCAAATTAAATTCTAAAGCTCCTAAACCTTCAGCTTTAAAAGTTATATTAGTTATGTTCTTGTCTTCTATTTTTTTTAAAAATTCCTTATTTTTTAATTCTTGTTGTTCTATTTTATTTTCCATTAATTCATTCCCTCCTTAACACCTACACATACAAGTTTAAATTCTCTTGAATCAGATTCTCCATCATTAGGTAATTCCCCTTTATTAACCCCAATTTCTTTTATACTGACTCCTCTGCTATATTTTGGGTTAGAGCTGTCTTTAAAATACCCTGACCCAGTTATTCCATTTTCAGAAGCATCTAAAAGTATTTTTTCATCTTCTGTTCCAGTTGGGACAGTTATTGTTATTTCTATATTTGAGTCAGGTGAATATATTATTCTTCTTTCCCCATAAACACTTTTATCAGATTGTTTATATGGATCCTCAGGTGCTCCAACATTCAATTTTCTCCATTCCTTAAAAGTATAGCCATTGAAAATAAAAGTTTTTTTACTTAAATCAACCATTATTTATTCCCTCCAATATCCTTATTAGTTTTTATCAATGTTAAATCCATATAATATCCCCAGTTTCTAATTCTAAAAAGCACTCTTGGTCTTATAATTCTAAGCCCTCTTTCTGTTGCAGTTTGATTAACTGGGTAAACCACATATTGATATTTGCCATTTAACTTTGCAATTAATTTATTAGCTCCCATTTCTTCCATAACATTAGTCAATGTCTCCTCTATAAAAGCATATCCTTCTTCATCTTGTGGGAACCCTTTTTTAATCATTGCTTTTTCTAGATTTTCATTAAGATTTACAATAATACAGTCTATTGCAGTAGTTTCATCTAAATAAGTTCCATCTGTTGATTTTCCACCATTGGCTGTTATGTAGCCTTCTGATGTTCTTTTTTCTACAAATGTAATATTATTCTTTGTAAGTTCAGGCTTCTTAGCTAATTCAGTGTCTGCTGTTACTCCTTGTAGTTCTATCATTGAGCTTCTGTATCCTGCACCTTTTGTTATAACTACTCCTGCATAAGCAGCTGCTTTATACTCCTTATCTGCTTCATCCATTTTTAAATTCCAAATAGGTGCAATTCTATCTGACTTTAATGTATCAGCTAATGGATAAGCTTTGACTTCTGTTATATAGATTCTTCTATTTTCAGTTAAAAAAGAACTTACAGCTTTCATTGTTTCGACACTATCAAATGTTGTTATAAGGGCATACCACTCTTTGTCTAAGTTTTCATTTAGTACTTCTTTCAACTTATCTTCTATCTTTTCTTGCCCGCTCGCAGTAATTCCAACAACTCCAAAGAAATCAGGTTTTAAAATATTACCATCTCCATCTCTTTGTCCTAGAAACTTCTCCACTAATTTATATACTTTTGAATTATTCCCAAAATCATTAGCAACATCTTTTGAGTTCATATAATATTTAAAATCTGCATTCTTATCATTTGTAACTATAAGAGTTTTATTTAATGAAGCAATTGTCAAATTCAATTCTTGTTCTAATACTACTTTTATCGGTTCTCTATATACTCCCATTATTCTTTCCTCCTTGCTATTCTGCTTTTATTTTTATTATTTACTAATAATTCTATTTCTTTTATTAATTCAAGTTCTCTTTCTTTTGTTACTTTCATATATTCAAAAACTATATCAAAAGTACAACGATACTCATATTTTGAATTAATTAATTCATTTAATGATTTTATTTCACTACTTTTTACAACTCCAGCATCAAGCCTGTTGATTCCTCTTCTTGCATTAAAAAGGATTAATTCTCTCAGTTCAATTGCATTTTCTAATGTTTCTTCTTGAGTTTCTGAATATACATCAAATTGAAGTCTTGCCATTATTCTGTATTCTGTTATTTCAAGATATTTTTCATCTTTTTTTATGTATTCTCTTTCTGTGTATCCTCTAAAATCAGCACTATTTATATTTAGTACTTGGTAAGTAGCATAAGGCTTTTTAGGAGGCTTTGTAGCAGTAAAAGCTGGTATAATTTGAATGTTACTCATTTTATTGAGTAATTCAATTATAATTTTAATCATCTTTTGTACTCCTCTTTAAAATATAGCTTTTTATATCAGCTAGATAATCAAAGTCAGTTATTTCAATTATCTTAAATTTTTCATCTCTTAAAATAGCAATATCCCCTTCTTTTAGTTTCTCTTTTGTAAACAATTCCATATCTTTTAAAGTAATTTCACCTTGAGGATAATACTTTAAAATGTCCGAAGAAACAGGCATATATACACCTTTTATAAATTTTTCTTTTTCTTTATTAGCTATATATTTCCCTTTTTCCCATCTTCCTTCAACACTTGAAATAATTTTTATATTTGTTTTGTGCTTACTTAATAAAATAACATTATCCATTTTATACATCCTTAAAATCTGATAAATATTCTATAGTCCCATTTTCATTTACTATTTGATACCGAATTGATTTTATTAAAAATCTATTGTCTATAAGTGGTTTTGTATTATTAGCCTGTCCATTTTTAGTTTTTATTTTTAAAGTTTTAGGATTATTTGGAGTTGCCCAAGTCTGAGCTGTAGCAATACTTTGAATTACTAAACCTCTTATAGTTTCCCCTACTCTCATAAGTGCTGGTTTGCCTTTTATATTTCCTTTTGCAACATCAGCCACAGCTGTTTTTATTAAGTTCCCTATATATTCTTTATTACTATCCAAAGCATTTCTCATGAATGGACGAGCAGGTATGCTAGAAGTCCCAAACTCATTATATATTGCATATTCAAGAATACTCGTTTTTCCATCTTCTCCTATTAAGCTTTTATCAATAGCTAATATTCCAATTTCTACAGTATGTTTACTTAAATATCCCATTTCTTGGCAAATTTCTACAATTGTCATATTTCTATAACTCCAAATAAGTCTTTTACTCCTCTTATAAAGTTGTCAGATTGTTCTATTTTATTTAAAAAAGTATAATTTATCCCTCTTATCCCATAGCTCTTTAATCCTTCAGCATTAGAAAGTTCTTCCTTTATGGTTGAGCAGATGAACATTAATAGATTTTCAGGTAATTCATCATAGCCAGCTATATATTCTATTTCTACATAAGAATCTGTTGTTATAATTTCATCAAATATTACTTTTCTATTTACAAAACTAAAAGGGAGCTTTTTACACCCACTTTTAGCGTTCAATACCCTTTCAATTTTCTTTCTAGGTAAGAATACATACTTTTTATTAAGTCCACTAACTAAACTTGTTATTTGCCCTTTTACAAGCTCATAACCTAAAATTACTTCTATTTTTTTTATTGTTGCATTGATATAAAAATTTAGAAGCTTTTCATCTTCAATGTTTGTGAGCATTTTAGCAATTTCTAAATCATATTTAATACTCATTTTTTTCTCCTTGCTAGAACTTTAAGAGGGAATAATCCCTCTTAAATTATGCTTTTTTCTTTAATTTCAAAATATTTTCAGGTAATTGAACCCCTAAACCTACGCCTTTTTCCATGTAGTATTTTGTATATCCCTTAGAAGTCACTTTATCTTCTAATCTCATTGTCATAGCATTATTTTGAATCCCTAATACTGCTGTACTTAAATCTGCAAAAACTCCAATCATTTCGTTAGCTGTTGCTGTAGCTATTGATTTTAATCCTGCATTTTTTGAAGTGATTAGAATAACAGGTCTAGCCATTAAAGTTCTTGTATTTCCATTATTTAAGTCAGTTATATAGAAATCTTTTTGTTTATTCTTCAATTTTGCAATAGCTGTCCAAGTTTCAGAAGTCATATACCATTTAGCATTTCTTGCTACATCTTCATCTAAAGCATAGTAAGCATCTATTAAAGAATCTACAAATGTAGTGTCGTCAGTTGAATCAATTTCAACTTCTTGTGTTACACTGCTGTCTTGTAAAATTCCAGTAGGCATATTTGTCCCTGTTCCATAAAATAAAGCATCTGCTAATTTTAAAGATAAAGCATATTCAACTCTTTTAACTAAGAAGTTAGCATACCCCACAAAATTAGTAGCTAATAGCTTATTAGTTACTTTTGGCATTGCATATAATGAATGTAATGTAATAACTACATGATCTGTTTTTGGAGCAGAAGTCTCTTCCCTGTCCCCTTCTTCTCCTATCCATCCAACTTCAGGTAGTCCCGCAACTTCTCTCGGAATTGTAAGGCTTCCATCTACTATCGGAATAAACTTTATATCTCCAAGTGCTGAATTTTGTGCAACTAATCTTTCAAGTAATGTATTTACATATTGTGTTTTAATAGTATGTTCCGAGTTACTTGTAGTAGCTGGATCTGCTGCAAACTTTATTTCACTCTCTGAATTAAAAACAGTTTCTACTGCTTTTCCATTCTTTTCTACTTCTTGAATCATTGCACTAAATTGTTCAGCAACTGTCACTTCTTTTTTTGTTGGCTTAAAATCTGCTTTTAAACTTTTTATGACTTCATTGAATTCATTCATTTGTTTTTCAATTTCTGCTTTGAATTCACCATTTAATTCAGTTTTTATTTCTTCAAACTTTGAATTAATTTCATTGAATTTAATAGGTAAATTTTTAATTTCTTCAGGTGTTCCTGCTTCTAATAATTCAGTTTTAAAGTTTGCTAATAATTCAGCCATCAATAATTTTAATTGTTCCTTATCCATTTGTCCTATTCCTCCATTTTCTTTATTAAAAACTCTTGTTACTTTACTTCCTTTTACAGCACCTTTAGGAGTCAAACTTCCTTCATGGGCTTCAAATTTATTTATATCTATATAATATTTGCCATTTTCACTATATTCTTTATAATCTATAATATTTCCACCTACTGACATTTCAAAAGGTAGTTTCATTTCTTTCATAAGTGAATATAATTTTACAGCTTCAGGATTTATATAATTACCATTATCATCTTTTGATAAATGGAATTCTCCCATAACTTCAAACCCTTTTTCTGTTTCTTCTCCTACCAATTTCCCAACTGGTAAAAGTTCACCATAATGATTGTATAAAAGAAGTAAAGTCTTCCCATTATTTCCTTGCATACTTCCTTTTTTAAATCTATAAATACCTTTTGCAAGACTGTCATTTTGCATATTTACAAGTATTCCTGTAAATTTCCCAGGTTCTCCTTCTTCTTCCTTAAACTTTTCAATTTCACAAGTAAAATTTAAAGTTTCATCAGAAAAAGTAATTCTTTTTTTTATCTTTTTCTTTGACATATCTACTCCTTTTATCTAAAAATAATTAAACAACTGCATCTCACAATTTCAGAAATTGGCAAAGTATCTTGGTGTGGGTAGTCTGCTTCCACACCATTTTTTAACTTCCACTTATAATTTATATCCACCCATTTATTACTTATAGCTTTATGATGTGGTCTGTATGTTTTTTTTCCACCAACATGTACCCAGCATTTTTCTTTCATCACATTCTTGGCAGTTTCATAACTTGTTGTATTAATACTCTTACTTGTTTCAGTTCTTGCTATTGTGCTAGCTCTTTGTTCTGTCATTCCATTGATATTTTTTACCAGTTCTTTTACCATGTCATTGTGTGACAAGCCTTCTTCTTGTCCTGTTGTAATTATCTTATTTAAAATATTTTTTGTTGTTGCTGTCATTTTAGTTGCTTGTTTTCCAGCATTTTTTGTATTCCAATTTTTTAAAAAATAATCTCTAATACCTTTTATAGTTTTAGGTTTTATCACTTTTTTGTAGATGTTTTGAAAGCCCTTAAAAGACTCCTCGAATGTATATAGATAAATTACTTCAAGTCCACTTTTAAACTTTTTCAAAAGCCATTCATAATCAATATTTATTATCATTTTTACATCATAAGATTTTGAATTATCTGCAATTACTTTATCTCTTAGTTCAATGAATATTTTTTCTATAATTTTCTTATTCCTTGCACTGAGTCTTCTTTCTAGTGCCTTAATTGCCTTTATTTTTTGAACTTCCTTTTTCATACATCCTCAGCCTTTTCACCTTCTGTTGTTGTTGGTTCTGTAATTTCTTCGAGTGTCATATCTCCACCATTTATAAGCAAGACATCTCCCCCTTTTAATTGTTCTAAACTTAAATCTGTAAGTTCTGATATAATTCTTCTATATTCATTTATAGTTACTCTATTTTTAAGAGGTTCCAACTTTTGAATAATATCTGCTATATCATCTTTTAATTCATCTGCTCCAGATAAGTCATAGTCTATATACTCACCATTTTTTAAATAATCACTTAATAAGTAATTAAGCCAATTTTTTAAATTGTTAAAGAATGGAATTACAGCTTCTCTATACAACTCTTTTTTAGCTTGTTTTCTGTTTTGATAAGTCGAATCACCACCACCAACTAATTCAATTGGAACATCTGCAGCTATAGCTGCTCTTTCATGTGCTTTCTGTTCAGCTGTACTCCAATCAGCATCTATAGGTGCTTTTGAAGTATCTTGATATTTAAGCCCTGATCCAAGTACTAGTGGACTCCCTGCATTCTCAGCTCCAGCATAGTGAGCTGAATATTTACTTCTTATTTCTTCCCTATCTTCTTTGTCTACAGCTCCTTCTGTTTGAAGGATCCCACCTGGTTTTCCTAAATTGTTAGCTAAACTCCAGTTCCATTTCCAAGCCTTGAATAAATAAGCCCCAAAGATTGCCAAAGCATTTTGCTTACTTCTTCCTTGTCCTATTCCATTACCACTAACTCCATCAATTATATTGTTATAGTTTGGAGAACTAAGCCACATATAATTTTTTAATTCCTCACCAGTAATAGATTTGCTAGGATTATGTATTTTTATTTCCCTAATTTTTCTACCTTCAAAATATACAGTAAAATTATTTGGTGAATGTACATATAGGTCTGGTGTAAATGAAGGTAATCCTTTAATTAATTCTAATAAAACTCCATTATTAGAACCTTCTAGCCAAACTATTAAATAATCTATGAAATCTTGGAATGATGTATTAGGATTAATCATTTTAAATAAATTATTCAAAATATGATTATCTACTTTTTTCTTCCCATCTTTTTTTCCTGTATAAACACCCATTTCTATGTTTTGACAAGCCTTTATCTTTTTCTTAATTGGCAGCATATAGCCTGGCTGTTCCCATATTGTTGACATATATTCAGATGCTTCAAAATTCTTCCCATCTCCAGTCATTACTGAACAATCTTTGAAAAACCAATTTTTAAAAATTTCTTTAATACTCATATACCCACTTCCCTTTTTTCATATCATTAGAAAATGCGTATCTTGTTGCATCTATCGTATGATTGTTTGAATCACACAAACGAGGTAAAGGATTTCCTTCACGGTCAGTGTCATAATCAATCATTTCAAATTCTCTTGATATGTTTGGAGTTCTCTTTGGATCTATCACTATAGCTTCCAAATCAGAAAGCCATTTTTCACCATACTCAACACTTCCAGCCCCTTTTTTTGCACCCCATGCACTTATATCATATTCCTTCAATTCATCTATAGATTTAGGCTCAGCACTATCACACATAACCAACTCATCATAACCTTTTGAAAGAATATAGTTTGCTAGATTTCTATTTTTTAAACCTACTCCATAATACTCATCTAGTGCATAAATAATACCTTTCTTTTTATCATATCCCCATCTTACAAAAGCTAGTGGATCAACTCCATAACCCCAGTCAACTCCATTTCTAAATTTTTCAAGTTCTGCAATCTCTGAAGCTTCTATTTCTCTTATTTCTAAATTAGGAAATGGAACAAGTCCATTGCCTATCGGTTCGCCCATATACACAAGTTTATACTTTGTTTCATCTTTTGCTTTAACTGCTTCAGCTTCTTTTATAAACTCATCAGATATATATGGATTATCTAAGTATGTTGAATGATGTACAAATACATTATTTTCTATAAAAGAATAATTGTATTTTTTATTAACCCAGTTATGTTTCATCTTTGGGGGATTGTATGAAAAGAACCCTTTATAAATAAGTCCATTCTCTAACTTTCCTCTAAATATAGAATTTAAAACTGTTTCAACTTCATCTTCATTCTTAAACTCTGCAAGTTCTTCAAACCAGTAACGAGTGACAGGAAATTGAGCTTCTTTTATAGATTTACTTTTTTGTGGGTCATCTACTCCCATAAATATAAATTTATTACCTCTTTCTTTGTAGATAATTTCGAGAGGACTAAGTTTATATTCAAAGTATTCCTCTACTCCTAAAAATTTAATAGCCCATTTTATTTGTTCATACACTGATTTTCTAAGTGTTTCCCCTACTTTTCTAAAACAAATAGTATTAACAGGATATTGCATTAAATCAACAACTAAAATCAAAGCAATATTAGTTGATTTTGCTGAACCCCTTCCACCTTTGCAAACTAAACGAGTGTATTTATTACTTTTCCAAGCTGAATAAAGTGGATAAAATTTAGGAGTTAATAAGTCTGATATTTTAAGTTGCTTTCTCTTCTTCTTTGATATCATCAAGTATCAGCACCCCTCTTTCTTCTTCATCAGCTTGTTGTTTCTCTTTTTTTTCTTTTTCTCTTCTTTTATCCATTTTTTCTAATACATTTGCGATTTTAATAAGTGAATCAGCAACCTTTGGGTCAACTAATGTTTCAGGATTTTCAATAATATTTAAAAGCATTTTCTTATGTGCTTCATCTAAAATTTCACCCATATCATCAACTGATAATTCTTTAAGTTTTCTAGCTTCTTCAAATTCTTCTTTATTTTCTTTTATCCATCTGTAAACAGTGCCTTTACTTTTATTTAAAGCACTAGCTATTTCATCAATACTTTTATTATCTGCATACATTCTTTTAGCTTGTACTAGCTCTAATTTCATAAAGACACCTCCATTTTTGTTTCTATATTGTTATAACTTTTTTCTTTTATAAATGTTTGGAAAAATTGGAAAAATAAAAAAAGAAGAAAT